GTTATGCGCCCGAAGCGGTTCTTCCTTGGGTTCTTTGATCTTCAACCAGGATGAGCACGCGATCAGGGATGGTCGTCGGACCAAGGAATAGTCTCGATTCCAAGGATGGTTTCGAGCCAAGGTCGGTAATAATGCCACGGATGGTCCAGGATGCTGGCCTGCCACGGATGATCCAGGATGCTGGCCTGCCAGGGATGGTCTAGGATGTGGCCTTCGCAAGGAAGGTGCGTACCAAGGATGGTCTCAGGCCAAGCTGACTAAAACGCCAAGGATGGTAGTCCGTCGCCAAGGATGGCACCATGACTAAAAACGTCGGGATCGTTGCCAAGCCAAGGATGTTCCTATGGCCAGGGAGGGCCTTTGTCTTTTTTTCCACAGGTCTGTCTTCCACGTCGGTTCACGACTTGACAACCATCTGAACGTAACAAGAAATGTTACAACTCCTGCCGTCTGCCTCCAAAACGTAACAAGAAATGTTACAACTCCTGCCGTCTACCTCCAAAACGTAACAAGAAATGTTACGTTTTCTTTTCGAATTTCCCCATCCACAGTGATTCAAACAATTTTTTGCTGGATTCAGCCAGGAAACTGAATCCATCATGAGCCTTTTTCTCCTTACGAAGGTGAATTTTTTTAGTCTCACCTCAAATAGGCATCGATTGCTTTGTCAGCGTAAAAAATATTTTTCAAAAAAATCACTTTTTTCCAAAACGTAACGCGAAATGTTACGACGTAACACGTTTTGTTACGCCTTGGTTATAGACAACCCACCAATTCTTAACCAAGGAGTCTTGTATGAAACCCTCTCTCGATGCCCACATTCTGCGTCTGATCCGGAAAAAAGTCCGGCGCTTGGTCGGCAAGCACGGCTTCACCCGTGCTGACGTCGAAGACCTGGAACAAGAACTTGCCTTGCAAGTCTGGCAGCGACTGCAGCAGGCTGAGGACGTTGATGATCCCCACGCTTTTGCGGCCACGGTGATCAAAAACTGTCTGGTCAGTTACCTTCGGCAACACAAGGCCCAGAAACGCCAGCTGCCGGGCACGGTATCTTTGGACAGTCTTGTGGATGACCCTGACAAGAGTCAGGAAAATCCAGATCCTACTCTTGCTTTTGTAGAGGACCACCCAAATGCGAAACAGCCTGCGGGGAAATCAGTGTCCTTGCAAAGTATGGTTCAAGATCCTGATGGTGGTATGGTGTCTTTAGCCTCGACGATTGACGCCAAGGAACGCTTGGCGTACCAAGGCTACACCAGTAAGAGTGACTTGGAACAGTTGGAACTGTCTCTGGACGTGGCGTCGATTCTGGAAGGCCAACCACCGCTCATCCACGTGGTCTGTCAACGCCTGATGAAGGGTGATTCGTTGTCGCAAATAGCTACCGACATGAACCTGTCGATCTCCAGCCTACGGCGGTATCTGAAGGAAATCTTCACGGCTGCCGGCTTTTCCGAAATATTTTGACAAGATTTTGGTCAATCGGTCTGCAAATTGCGTCAATATATAAATAGAGGGACTTTTTTTTCATTTTGAGGATCACTGATGGCTACCACCCACACAGGTTACCCTGGCATCGTAATACATCCTCGACCGCTGTCTGACTTTATGGTTTTCGACCACTTTCCTATTCCGGTCTAAATAGCCGGAAAACCTTGAATTTCTGAATCATCGTTAACCCGATCCTTTCGGGTCGCGTCCACAGTCCGTCCCTACTTAGGAGATGTTATGACCAGTAATCCTTTGGATACTCACACGCAGGAGGAGATGGAGGAGAATCGCAGAACCCACGAGCGCGAGGGAGCGGGGGAGCGTCCGCCAACCTGGGCAGAACGTTTGGACTTTGGGTTTTATCTGCTGGGTCTGGATGAAGCTGATGATGATGATGACTGAGGTGTCTGGATAACCTATTTCGGAAAGCGTTTTCTGAAGTAATCATCTGCCAAGTTGTGAATTTTGAGGGAGATACTTTTATGAGTTTTACTAACAAGACAAACAACCTTGATCCCTACGTTAAGGAACCGTTTGATGTTCACGGGAGGGGGTTACTGGTTGAGGATGGTTCCAACCAAGCTAATCCCTTTGATACGCCCAGTGTACCTGAGAGTACCAATCAGACAGAAGGTAAAGAAGTCTTTACCTTCTCTGCCCTGAATACCTTCCGCAATTGCCCACGGAAGTATAAACACCGCTACCTCGATAATCTCCAACCGCGTGAGCAAGCCGACACCCTGGCCTTTGGCAGTGTCATCCATGAAGCACTGGAACAATGGTATCGTGCCGTCAACGAAGCCAATCGCCTGCAAGGCGTCCTGGATTTCATCGACAGCCAATACCCGCTGCGTGAAAGCGACCACCACCAAAAAGCCACCTGGCACCTGGCCCGTGCCATGCTCACAGCGTATGCCCAGCGTTATGCCCAGGAAGACTTCGAGATCGTGGCTGTCGAACAGGACTTCACCGGGGATATCCGCAACCCGATCACCGGCCGCAGCAGTCAGTCTTTCGTCATGGCCGGGAAAGCCGATGGCATCGTCCGCCTCGGCGATGAACTGTATCTGCTCGAACACAAGACCGCCTCGTCCATCGATGCCAACTACCTCGACAAGCTCTGGACCGATACCCAGATCGCCCTCTATTGCTTCTACCTGCGGCAAAAGGATTATCCCATCGTGGGCGTCATCTACAACGTGCTGCTCAAGGCACGCTTGCAGCAACGTCAAGGGGAGACACAGGAAGAGTACGAGGCCCGCCGGGCGGAACTGGCCGCCAAGAACAAAAGCGGCAAATCCACGGCCCAACGCCAGATGCCCGAAAGCGATGACGACTTCCAGGCCCGCCTGGCCGAATGGTACGCCAAGCCCGAAGCTTTCCACCGCGAGCGCATCTACCTCTCCGAAGACCGCCTACAGATGCTGCAAGAGGAAGTCTGGGAAATCACCCAGCAGTGTCTGCACGCTCGACGTCGGGGCCAGTGGCTGTTGAACACCTCCTATTGCTTCGCCTACCAACGGCCCTGCGAATACTTGGCCTACTGTCAGTCCAACTTCAATCCCAACGTCCGCGACAACCTCTTCGACGTTGCCACACCGCATACGGAATTGTCCTCGTCCGCCGACAACCCAGCCACCAACTTTTGAAAGGAGGTTCTTCATGCCCGTGACCTTACCCACAACCAAAAGCCCGGTCACCGTCGACCTGGCCAAACAGTCGATCCTGCTCTACGGCGCTCCCAAATGTGGCAAATCGACGTTTGGCAGTAAGTTTCCACAGGCCTTGTTCTTCGAGTGCGAGCCAGGGTTGAATCACTTGGAAGTCTTCAAAATGCCCACCTACTCCTGGGACGACTTCCTGGCTGCCTGCAAACTGGTCGCCGCTGGCAACCATCCCTTCCAGACCATCATCGTCGATACCGTCGACAACGCCTTCAAGTTTTGCAGCGAGCACATCTGTGCCAAGCATCACCTGGAGTACGAAGGCGATATGGCCCACGGCAAAGGCTGGGCCCTGGTCAAGAACGAATGGCACCGGGTGCTCACACGGTTGGCCAGTCTGCCTTATGGTTTGGTCCTCATCTCCCACGCCCAGGACAAGACCATTGAAACCCGCACCGGCGAGTACACCAAGACCCAGCCCAGCCTGCCCGACCGGGCCCGCAGCGTGGTCTTGGGCCTGGTGGATCTGATCCTCTACTGCGACACGGTGCCGCGCAAAGATGCTACCGGCAGTCTCACGGTGGAGCGTGTGTTGCGGACCAAGCCGCATCCGACCTACGAGGCCGGGGATCGCACCGGCCGACTGCCCGAAGTCTTGCCTCTCGATTACCACGCCTTTATGCAGGCGTTCACCACCACTTTGCCCGGTCAGAACCCCGGAGCCGGGAGCACAGTGGAAACCAGTACCCCGGGGAAACAGCAATCCAGAAAGGCTGACAAATGAGCATACCAGCACATCCGTGGGACGCGCCCACTCCCAACGCCTCGATTCCACCGGTGGATTTGACCGGCTTTGACGATGATTTCAACGCGGCTCAGCCGCAGACGCTGGAAGAGGTACCCGACGGCAAGTACCAGGTCCGCATCGAAGCCGTCAAGCTGGCCACGAGCCAGAAAAGCAATCCCATGATCAAGTGGGACCTGATCGTCCTCTCCGGCCAGCACACCGGTCGGCACATTTTCAAGAATTCGGTGATCACGCCCAAGTCGTTGCCGTTCGTCAAGGGTGACCTCAAGACGCTGGGGCTGACACCGGCCAAGCTCAGCGATTTGCCGCATCACCTGGAGTCCCTGTTGGACCTGAAACTGGAGGTCACCAAGCGGACCAAGGGCGATTACACCAACGTGTACTTCAACAAACGCATCGAGATTGGGCCGAATACCGATACGTCGGCTGAGGAAAAGATTCCTTTCTAATCACAGGTTTTGGGGCGGGTGCATATCCTGCCCCCCCGAAGCCATACTAACCAAGGACTACTGCCATGACCACGCTGGAACTCCCCTACCCCCCGAGCATCAATCATTGTCATCGCTTGGTGCAGGGCCGTTTGATCCTGTCTCGTGAAGCCCGGGCCTACCGGCAGCAGGTAGCCACACTGGTGCGGGCTTCGCCGATCAAGGTGGCCATCGGTCCGGTGGCCCTGCGCTTGGATTTGTATCCGCCGGATCGAAGGCGTCGGGATTGCGATAACGCACAAAAGGTGGTGCTCGATGCCCTGCAGCAGGGCGGGGCCTTCTTGGATGACTCACAGGTCGTCTGGCTTTTGACCGTTAAGAAGGAGGTAGTGCCCGGGGGTAAGGTGGTAGTGACCATGGGGCAGGAATACGAAGATGTGCTGCTTTGAGATGAGGTAAACACAGTTCCTTTTTCAACTTGGGAGGAGAAACATGACTCAAGCGGTTAGCCCGGTTTATGTTGATAAAGAATTTCAAGACCTGATTCCACTGGCGTCAGAGCAAGAGTTGGCACAACTGGAAGCGAATATTCTCGCCGAGGGTTGTCGCGACGCTTTGGTGCTGTGGCGGGGAATTCTCTTAGATGGCCATCAACGGTTACGCATTTGTCAGAAACACGGGATTCCCTACCAGACGGTGGTGGTAGAGCTTCCTGATCGTCAAGCGGCCATGGCTTGGATCATCTATAACCAGTTCGGCAGAAGAAACCTTAATAATTTCCAACGTGTGGAATTGGTATTGAAACTGGAACCGTTTATTGCGGCCAAGGCGAAAAAAAATCAAGGAACCAGAACCGACATTCACCAGAATTCTGGTGAATGTTGGGAACCGATTGAAACCCAAAAGGAACTCGCCAAGGCTGCGGGTATTTCGCACGACACAATCCACAAAGGCAAAGTGATAACCAAACAGGCTCCAGAAGCGGTAATCAAGTCGCTTCGCAAAGGTGAAACCAGTATTGATGCCGAATACCGCAAACTCAAACGCCAAGAAGAAGACCAACGCCGCAAGGATGAAATCGCGAAGTTAGCCGCCGACCTACCCCTCATCGATCACCGCTGGGAAGTGGTCCATGGCGATTTTCGCGACATCTGCCAGGAAGTCGGCGATGGGACCGTCGATGTGATTGTGGCGGACCCACCCTATTCGAAGGAATCGTTGTCGCTCTATGAACCGCTGGCCCAAGCCGCCGCTCGTGTCCTCAAGCCCGGTGGTTCGTTGTTACTCATGTGCGGCCAATACTACATCCCGGATATCTTTCAGGCTATCACGCCGCATTTACGCTATCACTGGATGTTAGCCTATCTCACGCCGGGGGGCCAGGCCCCGCAAATCTGGCCACGCCAGGTCAATGCCTTCTGGAAACCTGTTCTGTGGTTCACCTTAGGGAATTACGACCGCAGTTGGATCGGGGATGTTATTCACAGCAAGGGCAACGACAAGCGTTTTCACGAGTGGGGGCAAAGCGAATCCGGGATGAGTGCTCTAGTTGAGAAATTTACACGCCCAGGGGACTTGATCCTCGATCCCTTCGTGGGTGGGGGTACGACTGGTGTCGTCGCCGTACCTCTGGGGCGTCGCTTCTTGGGCATCGATTGCAACATCCAAGCAGTCGAGGTAGCTCGTCG